GGCGAGCAGCTCTTGGCCGCAAAGGCCCTCATCGACGAATGCGTGCAGGCCTGGAGCAAGGACGCAAACGACAACATCCGCGCGCTGGTGAACCACGCCTTCCAGACCGACAAGGAGGGAAAGATCAACACCGGCCGCGTGCTGGGCCTGCGCAGCCTGGACATTCAGGACGAAGCCTGGAAACAGGCCATGCAAGCCATTGCCGACAGCACGAAGACGGCAAGCACTACCCCCTACGTGCGCTTCTACGAGCGCGACGATGGAATGGGTGAATACCGGCCCATCAGCCTGGATGTGGCGGCGGTATGAGCACCGCATCGCCATCGTCGCCGCCATTGTTTCCATCCCCCTTCTCCCCCGATCCCGAAAGAACCGCTATGACCACCTCCATGCACTTCCACAACCTGCCCGAGCTGTCCGCGCCCCTGGCTGGTGGCGCCTTCGCGGGCGTTACCACCCAGCCGGACGGCACGCACGCTGCCGTCGTCCTGCTACCTGAGCGCGGCGCGAACCTCACCCGTCCCCAGGCGGCCGCCTGGGCCGAGGAACTTGGCGGCACGCTGCCCACCAAGCCTATCGCGGCCATGCTGGTGGCCAACGTCAGGCGCCTGCTGCTGCCCGAGTGGCACTGGCTGCAGGAGACCGAGGGCGCCTCCTATGCCTGGGTTTGCTACTTCTACAACGGCAACCAGCACGGCAACCGCAAGAGCTTCGAGGGCTCGGCTGTTGCCGTCCGCTGCATTCCCCTCATTCCTTGAATTCTTCAATTCTTTTTCCAGAGCAACCCATGACCACCGAAATCACCACCATCCACATTCCCGCCGCCACTATCGAGCTGCATCCAGGCGAGCGCTACGCAGGTCCCGTACTCGACGCCGAAGGCCGCATCAAGCATCACCTGGTGCTGCTTCCCGCGTGCCCCGAATCGCGCCTGAACTGGAACGACGCCAAGGCCTGGGCCGCAAGCATCAATGGCCAACTGCCAGACCGGCAAGAGCAGGCTCTGCTGTTCGCTAACTGCAAGCCGCACCTGCAGCCTGGATGGCACTGGTCTTGCCGGGAAGACGAAGAAGACGCCTCCTATGCCTGGTGTTGCCTCTTCTACGACGGCTACCAGTACTACGACCACAAGAGCTTCGAGGGCTCGGCTGTTGCCGTCCGTAGATTGAATCCTTAAATCCTTCAACCCTTTGACTTGAGCCACACCATGGCCCTGCATACCCAACTGCCCATCTATCGCACCGGCCTGGAGCTGCTCGCGCTCGCCCACCGCGTGCAAGAGCAAATGCCGCGCGGCATGAAGCGCACCGTGGGCGAGAAGATCGCCCAGCACTGCATCGACATCCTGGAGCTAATGGCCCTCGCCGCTGCAAAGCAAGGGGGTGTGCAATGACCTATCAATTCGACCCGCGCCCCGAAGGGCTGCACTACGAGCCGTTGCACCTGAGCTGTTTGACCAAGACCGTATGGTGGCTCAGGGATGGCGCGCCTCACCTGTGGTTTGACATGCGTTCGCTGGTAGAGGCCCTGGGCATGAGTTGGGCGCACAAATGGCAAGCCGCATTCCGCCTGCAAAGCCGGGCCTGGCGGCTGGAGGCGTGCTGCGACAAGCGCATGCGCGAAACCATGCTCGCTCCCGACTACATGGTGGTGCAGATCCTGCATCAGTTGCTTGCGGCCATTGGCGGCCATGCGGCAGCGGCGCAGCGCATCCGTGCGGCGGCTGCTGCTTGGCCCCGTGTGCGACACGAGCTGTTGACTGGCGCGGCCCTTGCTGCGCCAAAAGCCGCCCAGGCACCGGCAAAAGGGGGCAACCGCAAGGTGTCGGCGTTTGCGGTACGACAAATCCATAAGGCGCTGATGCGCAGCGAACCCAAGCCCGTTATCAGCAAAGCGTTGGGCCTATCGACAGCGACCATCAATCAGGTTGCGTCGGGCCGCTACAAGCTCGATGAGGAGGGAATGGCCGCATGGCGCGAGACCTTCGGAGCCAATCCACCGCCGCCAAGCCTTTTTACAGGGTGTAAACGGCGACAAATTCCCGCCAATGCCAATCCGTCACTCCAAAGGGTTTTGACGGCTCCACGGGCCGCAAATCGCGTCGCTGAAAACGCAAGGGTGTCGTCATGATCGCGCAGCGCGCCCGATTCGAATTAATCGCGTCAATCCTGGGGTCGGTTTTTGGGGTGCTGGGCGCGCTGCTGCTTGCCATGCCTGCGCTGCCTGCGTGGGGGTTCGGCGCGTTCCTGGTCAGCAACGTGGCCTGGCTAGTGGCCAGCGCACAGCAGCGCCAGTGGCCTTTGCACCTGCAGCAATGGGTCTTCCTGGCGTGCAGTTTGTTGGGTTTGTGGAACTGGTGGCTTGGGCCTCTACTCGTCGCTTGAAAAGAAATCGCACCATGGCAAACCACACTGCAGCCATTCATGTCCTCAAGTCCAAGCTGCGGCTGTCGGACGATGACTACCGCGCCCTCATCAAAGGCCTGACCCTGAAGTCCAGCAGCAAGGACATGACGGACAAGGAGCGCCAGGCCGTGCGCGACCACATGCAGAACCTGGCCGAACGCATGGGCGTCGCAAAACCGCTGCGCCGACGCGGCGGCGGGCGCACCTTTGCCCAGGCCAAGGCCGCAGCAAGCCCGCGCGAGCGCAAGGTGTGGGCGCTGTGGAATCAGTTGGCCCGCGATGGTGTGGTGCACGACCCCAGCGCGGCGGCGCTCAACGCCTGGGTGCAGCGAACCGTGCATGTGAGCGCACTGGCCTTCGCAACAGCTCCTCAGCTCGACATACTTATCGAGGCCCTCAAGGCCTGGCTGCAACGCAAGGAAGAGAGGTAAACAATGCTCCCTACAAAACACATGACCGCCGCCGAGGCGGCCGTGCTGGATGCCCAACTGCCTGCGGGGCTGACTGAAGACATGCGCGACGTTGCGCTGTGCTTGTTCCAGGCCATGGCGTTTACCGACGCCCGCGTGGGTCAGGAGCGGCCCGACCCGGGCTGGCTGCGGGTGCTGGGGGCGATGGCCCGCGTGGTCGTCATCCAGTTGCAGCACCTGGCGAACGAGAAAGGCGGGCGCGCGATCTACCTTGCCAAAGGCGTTGCGGTGTACTTGTCTGCACGCGACCGCAAGATGTGCGAAGAGTTTCGGGGCGACTACGAAGTGCTGGCCGACAAGTACGACCTCACGCCCATGCGCGTGCGCCAGATCGTGGGCGCCTGGCAGTTGGAGCAGTTCCGCCGGCGCCAGGGTTGTCTGCCGGGCCTGGCCGACGACGACGAAGAGGAATAGACCGGCCGAGAATCCCTGCGCTGGCGTGCAATGCGCCAGCGTTCAACCGGCGCTGAAAAAGTAAAGCGCTTTACTTCTCCCTCAAGGGCTGTCGCCGGAATCATGGCGGCATGCCTTCCCCGATATCCCCCCGTAGCGCTGTAGTAGCCATCGCCGCCTGCGCCTTTGCCGTGCAGGCGGCGGGCGCGGGCGGCGGGCTGATGTACCGGGTGCAGTACTTCCCGGCTGGCCCTTTCCGCAGCGGCGACACGCGGCCCGAAGACGTGCCCGCATGGCGCATCGACGCCGCCAGCGCCGCGCAGGTTATCGAGCGCTTCAACGAGCGCATGGCGCGCAAGCCGATTGTCGTCGATTACGAGCACCAGACCCTCCACAAGGAAAAGAACGGTCAGCCCGCGCCTGCTGCTGGGTGGCCCAAGTCGCTGGAATGGGTCGATGGCCAGGGCCTGTTCGGCATGGTCGAAATGACCGCCCGCGCTGCCGCAGAGATTGACGGCAAGGAGTACCTCTACTTCAGCCCGGTTTTCGCCTATTCGACGGTTGACGGCACGGTGCTCGAAGTCCTCATGGGCGCGCTCACAAACGACCCCGGCATCGAGCGCATGCAGGCGCTTTCCCTCATGGTCGCCGCGACGGCGGCCTTTCTACCGTCCCTTGACCCCCCACAGGAGCACTCCGTGAACCCTTTGCTCAAGGCCTTGCTGGCCGCCCTCGGCCTGCCCGAGACCACTACCGAAGAAGCTGCCCTGGCCGCATGTACTGCCATCAGGGCCCAGGCCGATGCCGCGCGCACCGCCCTGCAACTGGATGGCGGCGCAACCGCTGCGACCGTCACCGCCGCCTGCACCAGCCTGCGCACCGCCGCAGCCAGCACAACACCCGACCCGGCTAAATACGTGCCCGTGGCCGTGGTGGAAGAACTGAAGACCAGTGTGGCTGCGCTGACTGCACAAGTCGGTGAGCGTCAGGTCGAGGATTTGATCGCCCCTGCCCTGAAAGATGGCCGTCTGCTGCCCGCGCAAGAAGCATGGGCGCGCGACCTGGGCAAAACCAATGTGGCCGCGCTCACCGGCTACCTGAAGACCGCGCAGCCCATCGCCGCCCTGACCGGCACGCAGACGCAGGGCAAGCCGCCCGTTGGCGACAAGGACGGCCACGGCCTCACCGCCGACGAGCTGGCCGTGGCCGCCGCCTGCGGCCTGACGCCCGAGGCCTACGCCAAGGGCAAGGCCTGAATTTTCTGCACAAGGAGTAATGCATGACCGCTTTGACCAAAGACCGCCCCACACCCGAGCGCGAAGGCCGCCTGGTGGCCGACCCGCTGGCAGCCGCCGCCGTGATTTATGCGGGCGCCATGTACATGCTGGATGCCGACGGCAATGCCTTGCCTGCGGCGCCCCAGGTGGCCGCAACAACGATGGTGGTGCGTGCCGTGGCGCGCCGACGCGCGGTGCAGGCGCAGGGCGATGCGACCACCGATGGCGCGCGGGGCGTGTTTTGCTTTGACAGCGCAACGGCGGGCGATGCATTGACCCGCGCCGACATTGGCGCCACCTGCTATGCACTGGACGACGCCACGGTGGCTAAAGGCCACGACACCAACAAGCGCCCCAAAGCGGGCGTGGTGCTGGACGTGGATGCGCGCGGCGTGTGGGTGCGCGTGGGCTGATTTTTACAAAGGACTTTTCCGCCATGCAAATCAACAACACCAACCTCAAGGCGCTTTACGCCGCCTTCAATGCCGCATTCAAGCAGGGCCTGGGCCAAGCGCAAAGCCAGTACACCCAGATCGCCACCACGGTACCCAGCACCACGGGCAGTGAAGAATATGCCTGGCTGGGCCAGTTGCCTGGCCTGCGCGAATGGCTGGGCGACCGCGTGGTGCATGCCATCGGCAACCACGGTTACACAATAAAAAACAAGCCTTTCGAGCTGACTGTTGGCGTGCCGCGCACGGCCATCGAAGACGACCAGTACGGCGTCTATACGCCGCTGATGACAGAAATGGGGCGCGCGGCAGAGGCCCACCCTGACGAGCTGGTGTTCCGTCTGCTCAAGGATGGCCGCACGGCTCTGTGCTACGACGGCCAGCCATTCTTCTCCGCAAACCACAAGGTGCTGAACGAGAAGGGCAAGGAGGTCAACGTCTCCAACTTGTCCGATGATGGCGGCACGGGGGCGACCTGGTATCTGCTGGAAACGCGCCGCGCGCTCAAGCCGCTGATCTTCCAGGACCGCAAGCGCCCCAACTTTGTGGCAAAGACGGCGGAGACTGACGACAACGTCTTCAACGCCGGGCAGTTCGTCTATGGCGTGGATGCGCGCCGCAACGCAGGCTTCGGCTTCTGGCAACTGGCCCACGCCAGCAACAAGGCGCTGACCGCAGAGAGCCTCAAGGCGGCCATCACGGCCATGGACACGCAGACCGGCGACCATGGCCGCCCGCTGGGCATCTCGCCCAACCTGCTGGTGGTGCCCAAGGCCCTCAAGTTCGTCGCCAAGCGGTTGCTGGAGGCCGACCTGGTCAACGACGGTGGCGTGCAAGTCAGTAACGACGTTGCGGGTTCGCTGGACTTGCTGGTGGCCGACTGGCTGTAAGCGAGGCCCGTGCCCATGCCCTACGTCACGCACGCAGATCTGGCAGACAGCCCTGGCGCCCTGGAGCTGGCCGAGGTGGCCAGCGATGAGCACCGGAGGGCGGTGCCCGCCGAACTGCTGGATGCCGTTCTGCGTGGCGGCGATGTAAGCGCCTGGCTGGATGACGATGTGGCCGCCGCGCAGCGCGCGCTGCAGCGCATCGACACTGCCGTGCGTGACGCCAGCTCCTTGATTGACGGCTATTTGGCAAAGCGCGGCTATGCGCTGCCGCTGAGCCCTGTACACCCGCTGGTGAGCGCCTGGGCGCGCAGCATTGCGCGCTACCTGTTGCACAAGAACCGCACGGCCCTGGAGAGCAAAGACCCCATCGCGCGCGGCTACGCCGACGCGCTACGCCTACTGCAGCAGACGGCGGACGGCAAGTTCAGTTTGGGCATTCGGGACGTGGTGGCCATCGATCAGACGGACGCGCGGTTCGTTCACGCGCCCAAGGTTTTCGGGCGCGACCAGCTCCGGGGGTTTCGGTGAACTTTGAGCCTTTCGACACCGGCCTGATCGTGCGCCGTTTGGATGCATGCGTGCCGGATTTTCAGTCCATCGGCGGCGCGGCCGATTACGCTACGGTGAAAGAGTTGCGCGGGTTTCGGACGCCCAGCGCCTATGTGGTTTTTTCCGAAGAAGAAAACACAGGGAAGATTCCAACCAGCATTGGAGTGAACTCCCAGGAAGCCCTGGTGCGGTTCGGCGTTGTACTGGCCCTGCGCAACTACGGTGGGCAGCGCGGTGACCAGATGGCAGCGGAGACACGCCGTTTGATTGGCCTGGTTCGCTCGGCGCTGATCGGGCACAAGCCCGACAAGGGTGCCCGCGTGGTTGGCTGGCTTGGCGGCGCGGTGCTGGACTACGACGCATCGGTGCTGCTGTTTGCCGACCGCTACCAAGTCCATCACGTGCTGCACAAGGATGCGGCGTTATGACGTGTGATTCTGCAAGCAAGTTCAGCATCAAGCGCGGCGCCAGCTTTGACTTGACGGTGCGCATACCCAGCCGCTTTGCCGATGGTCACTTCGCGGGCTGGGCGCTCGAATCCCAGGTGCGCGACACCAAGGGCGGGCTCATTGCAACGCTGGCGGCAACGTGGGTTGACCCGGTGTCAGCGCGGTTCATCCGCCTTGTGGCGCTCGACACACGCGCCTGGCCGCTGGGCGATGCGCAGTTTGACATTGTTTTGCGGTCGCCCGGCGGGTTCCGTTGGCCCACGAGCACGGCCACGTTCGCCGTGGTGCGGGGGGCCACCAGTGTCTGAGCCCATCGAGCTGGAGCTTGAACTGCCAGACGTGCTGGAGCTGCGCATGGTGCAGCAGCCACGGGAGCTGCCTGCAGATATGGGGGCGCTCATTGCCGGCAAGCCCGGCCACGGGGCGCATCTTGTGCGCCAATCCAGCGGGCCGCTCTCGGCCCTGCGTGTGGTGTGGGAAGACGAATTCGGCGTGGTGCGCCTGTTGGATGCAAGCGATGCGGGCCACATTGATTTGCTCTGCGGACTGACCATCACTGCGACGCCTGATGCAGGCGACGTGACGGTGCAGCGATCCGGCCCGGTCGATGACGCCGCTTGGAGCTGGACGCCGGGCCGCGTGTACCTGGGCGCCAGCGGCGCGCTCACGCAATCACCGCCAGTGGGCGGGTTCGACGTGCTCGTCGGCGTGGCTGTCTCGGCGACGCGCCTTTTTCTCAACATTCAAGACCCAATAGAACTGGAGTGACACCATGACACAAGGTTTCCTGGCCCGCGTCGCGGGCAAGACCAAGCAGATTTTTGCCATCGCCACCTCTGCTGGCGCAGCCGATGCTGGCAAGATTCCGGCGCTGGACAGCGCGGGCCGCCTCGACAACTCGATGATGCCTGCGGGTATCGGCGCCAACACAGCCCAGGCGACGGCATCCGAAGCCATCGGTGCAGGCAAGTTCGTTAACTTCTGGGACAACGCAGGCACGTTCTCGATGCGCCTGGCCGACAACAGCAATGGCCGCCAGGCAGATGGCTATGTCACGGCCGCCGTATCCAGCGCGGCTGTGGGCGCTGTTTACCCACTCGACGGCACCAATGCTAGCCTCACCGGCCTGACGGTCGGTGCGCGCTACTACCTTGGCACGGCCGGTGGCGTGACGGAAACGCCCTTGGATGAAACCGACGTTGGCAACGCCAACAAGGTGAGCCAGTACCTGGGCGTGGCAAAGTCCACGACCGAGCTGGTGACCGACGACCAGGGCTACGTGATCCTCTGAGGGCACCATGGCAACGCGCAAGCCACTTGTCAAGATTGGGGGGCAGACCCGGCAGTTGCCCGCCGGCGACACGCTCCCGCCGCAGGCCCCGGCAGCACACTTGCACACTGTCGGTGATGTGTCTGGCCTTGGTACTGCGGCTACGAAAGATGCGGGCACCGCGAAAGGGCAAGTAGCGGTCAATACAGCTAACGGCCCTGCGTCAGTCTCGTACTCAGGGACGCTGCAAAGCGATACCGGCGGCTACAACACTGCAAGTGGTTATATATCGTTGAATACAAACACCACAGGAAGCGGCAACACTGCAAGTGGTTATGCATCGTTGAATACAAACACCACAGGAAGCGGCAACACTGCAAGTGGTTATGCATCGTTGTATACAAACACCACAGGCTACTCCAACACTGCAATCGGGACGAGCGCCTTGCGCTTCACTAATGCAGGGGGAGACGCCTATACATGCAATTACTGCGTCGCAATTGGGGTTGATAGCCGCGTGTCTGCATATAACTCGACCAACGAAATTGTGATTGGGTGGCAGTGTTACGGGTCAGGATCGAACACTGCGACGGTCGGGAACACGGACACCACGCACTTTGTTGCGAATGGGAACACTCTGCGTCTTACTAAAAGCAAGACACCAGCAAGCGCATCGGCGGCGGGTACTGCCGGGGATATGTGCTGGGACTCTTCGTACTTTTACGTCTGCATCGCTACTAATACATGGAAGCGCGCGGCCTTGGCGTCGTGGTAATTAAGGGGACGATATGGCTGACTACAAAGAATCTCAGATCATGGGCAGCGAATACACGCGCTGCAACCAAGTTGTCATCAGCAACCCGTTGGCATCAACCCCGCAGGTGCAGTTCTACGAAGAGCGCGTTGCGGTGATTGGTGAGCGGTCGTTAGTCACACCAGAGGGTCATATTCAGATTGCGTTCGATGCAGCAAAGGCGATTCCGCTGGTGAACCCTGAAACGCTTGAGCCGATTCCGGGGCAATCTACGACGATGGGGCAGTTATATTTGGCGCTCTTTAGTGCGTACCTTCAAGCAGCGTTGGAGCGGGATGCTGGGGCACAGCAACAGCCTGTAGAGGTGCCGTAATGCCCTACCTGCTCAACCTCGGCATTGCCATCGACCAGCTTGCCAACGCGGCATTGGCTGGCGACCCTGACGAAACCCTGTCTAGCCGTGCCTGGCGTGCAGAGCAGAAGGGCCAGCGCTATTGGGGTTGGACACGGCGGGCGATTGACCTGCTGTTTTTCTGGCAGGCGGGGCATTGTCAGAGCGCCAACGACTACGAGCGTACACGCCGCACCTGAATACTAAAGCGCTTTATTTGTGGCGCGTGCGGCCTGACCGCACCATAGGGCATCTTTACGCAAAGGAGCCCTGGAATGACCCCCAAGCCCGAAGCCGCGCCGCAGCCTGCCAAGCGCGTGCACCTGCTCAAACCGCACCGACACGCCGGGCGCGAATACCCCGCTGGCGCCACACTGGAGCTGGCCGCCGACAAGGCCGCCTGGCTGATCGGTAATGGCGTGGCCCAAGAAGGCGCACCGCAGCCCGCACCGGCAAAAACCCCGAAGGAGTAAATACCATGTCTCTTGCATCGACCAGCATGATCTGGAACGGCCAAGGGCCGGTGATGATCGGCACTTATGACCCCGTGAAGGGCCGCCCCGAGATGGGCTTTCTCACCAACCTCTACAGCGTGGGCTGCGGCAACCGCACGCTGACGGCCACGCCGTCGCGCGAGACCACCACCATTAACGAGAGCTGTTCTGGCCAGCGCCTGGCGCTAAAGGAGCTGGAGACCAGCAAAAGCCTGGCCGTAAGCCTCTCTATGGTGCAGTTTGATGGGCGCACGCTGGCCCAGGCATTCTTCGGTGCGGCCGTCGAAAAGGCGGCGGGCACAGTGACGAACGAGGTTTTGACCGAGCTAAAGCCGGGGGATTACTTCTTCTTGCGCAACCCACGCAGCTCCAGCGTGGTGATTGAAGACAGCACCGCTGGCACGCCCCTGGTGTACGTTGAGGGCACCCACTACCATGCCAGCGATGCCGACCATGGCCGCTACCGCCTGCTGGCCCACCCTGTGGGGCACGTGGAGCCGCTCAAGGTGGACTATGCCTATGCCGGTTACCTGAACATTGCAGCCTTCAGCAAGACGAACGTCGAGCGCGGGATCATCTTCAGCGGCATGAACGGCGACGGGCAGAAGGGCCGAATGATTATTCCGCGTATCAGCATGGCCATGAGCGGCGATTTCGGCTGGATCGCCGACGAGGCCAGCGAACTGACGCTGGGCGGCCAGGCGCTGTATGTGCCAGAACTGCAAAGCGATGCGGATTTTGGCCCGTTCATGCGCATCGACTTGATGCCAGATCTGCCGATCTGACGGACGGGCACTGGGCAAAGAAAAACCGCGCCGGGCGTGAGCCTTGAGCGCGGTTTT